CCAGTCTTTCATACCCCAATCACTCCATTCTTTTAAATGTGCCCATAGGTCTTGCAATAATTTCATATTACCTCCTAGTGTATTGTTATGGGAGCGTCTAAATCGACCCCATAACCGTTTAAATAATCAAAGGATTCTACAACAGATTGAAAAATAAAGGAAGTATGTTCCTCACCTAAAGTTTCAACATAATGTTGTCTAGTTACAGCTAATAAAGCAGCACACACCAATAGTTTATCTTCAGATCTTTTAGATAAAGATTTTGCAAGTTCATCTATTTCTTGCATAGAATCACTGATCTTCTTGACTTTGTTTATTTCGTCTGGCATTTTTCCTCACTGTTGGTTCATTTTTCATAGCTTCTTTTGTTAAAGAAACATTTTCTTTTAAATTACTCAAAGCATTTTTTGCAGCTCTATCATCAATACGATCAGCTGTTTCCATTAATTTAATGGTAGTGTCAGCTTCTATCTTATCACGATCCATGTCAAGTCTAGCTGCATTCATAACTGTTTTAGTTTGCATGTCTTGTTGACGAGACATAACTTCTGCTGCGCGTAAATCAATCTCTTGTTGTTTTAGTTTAACAAGTGGATCTTGTTGCTCACGTTTAGTTCTTTCTTCCTCATCGCGTGCTAATTGAGTTGTTATTTCAGCTTCAATTTTTGCAATTGCATTTGCTTTTTCAATAGCCATTTGTTGTGCCTGCATTTGTAATTGTTGCATCATTTGAGGGTTCATTTGACTTTGTTGCATTGCCATTTGTAATTTTTGTTCTTGTTCAGCAAATTGTTTTTGTACTTGCATACCAGCCATTGCTGCAATATGCTCTGACATATGCGCCTGTAACATAGCATACAATGGTGGATTGATTTGAACCATTCTAGTAAACATAAACTCAGCATGTGCTTTCATATGTGCAGAGTGATCCTGTTGTGGAAATACTTTTAATGGTTTACTTTTCATAGCCATTGCGTTTTCTACAGCTGGACTCATCGGTGCTGGTTGATTTTGATCTGGTTTTAATATGGCGTCAATATTATCAACACCCATTGCTTGATACATACGTCTGTATGCTTCACGAATATTATGTAATGCTGGATTAGATTGCGCTAATTGTAATTGTTGTTGCGCCAACATAACACGTTGTGACATAGAAAATATATTTGGATCACTAACGGGTATGATGTCAACACGATCATCAAAGTCAGCTTGTTTAATCATTCTGTTACCACCAATAATCTGATATGGATACGATGGTGGCGTAAACATCTTGATTGAACTTGCTAATAGTTTAAATTCTTTTCTTTGGGAAAAGTGTAATCTTTTTTGTATTGCACTCATGACTTTTGTGCCACGTTCTAATAATGCTAATGTTGTGCCAACAGGATTTTGTTCATTACCTTCACCCATTTTCATATCAGCAATTGCTGCAAAAGATTTACCTGCATCTACAGCAAAACCTAGTAATGCAAATAAAACTTGTGATGGTTCTTTGTATGGTAATGGCAACAAAGATTCTTTAATAGATTGTCCTGTTACATCGACATCTCTAAACTCACCTGGTTGTAAAGGTTCATCATGGTCACGTATACGCATACCACGTGCTTTGAAACCTGCTGGTAGATTGGCAAGAGTACCTGCATCAATCAATTGTCGCAAAACACTTGTTGCAGTTCTTGACAATCCACCTAACATGTGAATTAAGCCAAATCCATAAAAGCCTAACCCTGGGAGGAACTTGTAATGTACAAAGTATTGTTTCTTTTTAAAATTAGGATCGTTTGGTTCATAGTTTCTTCTAATAGATAAAATTTTAGACGAGTATTGATCTACAGTAACCACATAAGGAAGTTTTACACCAGATGTGTCTTCAAACTCAGGAACGTCTGCATCAACGTGCATTTCTAAAATTACATGTTCATCATCATCGCTTGATGAAGTTGCACCATCCAATTCATTTATCTTTTCCTGCACATCATCATCCGTGCTTACTGATCCTGATGTGATTGGTATGTCACGATAAAATCCAGACACTTGTAATTTTTTTAATTCATTAGCTGACATTTTCACAATGTGCGTAATTCTTTCTGCGTGTTCCAAATCTGTAGCTGCATAATTTATTACACAGTCTTCACTTGACACAAACTTTGCAACGCAACGTTTTAATATTTGATCGTAGTAAACTTTTTTAAATGCAGAACCTGATAATGGTAAATAGAATAATAGTTGATCCATCTCTGGGTCATACTCTTCCAT